CACGCGCCTTATCCCTTCCACTCTTTCGCAACCGATACCGTCAACGCTATTCAAGACGCAGGATTCACGGTTGAATCCGAGGAATACGCTATAACCAAAAACGAGAATCGCCTTTTCGGTCTCTTGAATATCTCCCGCCCCGTTGCACCTTCTGCACCATCCTATGGGATGCCAGCAATACATGAACCGAAATGGAATCTTTTGGTAGGCTTGCGCGGCGCTCACGATCAAAGTGTGAGTCGGGGCCTTGCTATCGGCTCGCAGGTTATGGTCTGCAGCAACTTATGTTTTCACGGGAATCTAGGCAATTGGCAAAGCAAGCAAACGACAAATATATCGGAGCGGATTCCTGAAATGGTGGCGGATGCGGTTAGTGGCCTCGGCAACGCTGGGCAAAAGCTAACCGTCGATTTTGATCAGTTCAATACGACTCAAATTGATCGCGACACCGGCGACGATATCTTGTTGGAGGTGTTCCGGTCTGGCGGATTTTCTTCGAGCCAGTTGGGCCGCGCTATTACTGACTGGGATGATTGCAGTGTAGAAGAGCACACCGCCAATGGCCGTAATCTCTGGTGGCTGTTTAATTCCGCGACTCATGCCCTAAAACCGACGGGCTCCAATAGCAACCATGCCGATCTGCAACACCGCTCCACAATCGTGTATAATAAATTGCTAGCCGGTGGGCAGCGTTTACTAGCCGCCTAATAAATTCTATATCCTAAACTAAGGACTCGCCGGGAATCCCCTGGCGGGTCTTTTTTTATCCGCCCGAGGTTATCAGTTAAACAGGTCGGCGGCGCTTGGCCCGTGAAGCTTGAAACGCACCGGCCCTGGCCCGGTGCCCGATGGCCCTGGCCCTGGTGCCGCTGCGGGAATCGCTGCGCAGCGGCCCGATGCTCGCCTGCCCGGTGGCAATAGATCCCCTGCCCGGTGGCAATAGATCCCCTGCCCGGTGGCAATAGATCCCCTGCCCGGTGCTCGCCTGGCCTGTGCTCGATGGCCGGTGCTCGATGGCCTGGTGCTCGATGGCCTGGTGCTCGATGGCCTGGTGCTCGATGGCCTGGTGCTCGATGGCCTGGTGCTCGATGGCCTGGTGCTCGCCTGCTCGCCTGCTCGATGGCCCAAGGTTCCTCGGCACCGATTCAGGCTACGAAAACGGCGGAAACCTGCCATTTTTCCCGGTTTTCGGCCCACGGGGGGGACTGGCGTTGGCTCCGGCCTTGTTTCGCGTAAATAACTACAGGAAAAATGGTATGGCTTAACGGGTATGTATTTTGCTATAATTAGTCCCATATCCCGCAATGTTTCACGTGAAACAATTTGATAAGGGCCCCTATGCTACGCACAGAAACACCGGACGTTGAAGACAGGCGACTGAAGCTCGAACTACGACTCGCGCAGATGGCGGAGGTGGAAGGGTGTCGTGAAGATTTCCTAAAATATGTCCGAAAGGTTTGGCCTGAGTTTATAGCAGGGGCTCATCACAAGATGATTGCGAAGAAGTTTGAGGACATTGCAAATGGAAAGATAAAGCGCCTCATTATTAACATGCCTCCGAGACATACGAAGTCTGAGTTTGCAAGTTATCTTCTACCGTCGTGGATCATTGGCCGTGAGCCGAAAACAAAAATAATTCAAACCACGCACACTGCGGAGCTAGCTGTAAACTTTGGCCGTAAAGTTAGGAATCTCATTGCAACGCCGGAGTACAAAAATATATTTGATTCTGTAGACCTACAGTCTGACAGCAAGGCTGCGGGTCGGTGGTCCACGAACCATGGTGGGGAGTATTTTGCTGCGGGTGTCGGCGGTGCCATTACTGGACGCGGTGCTGACTTGTTAATTATTGACGACCCTCATTCGGAGCAAGACGCTTTATCGGATACTGCGATGGATCATGCGTATGAGTGGTACACTTCGGGTCCCCGGCAGCGTTTACAACCTGGCGGTGCTATTGTCATTGTTATGACAAGGTGGTCTTTGAAGGATCTCACAGAGAAAGTAATCAAGGCCCAAGGTTATGATGAACACGCGGACAAGTGGGAGGTTATAGAGTTTCCTGCAATTATGCCTAGCGGGAAGGCGTGTTGGCCTGAGTATTGGAAGACGGAGGAGCTTGAGGGTGTCCGTGCTTCGTTGTCGGTTGCAAAGTGGAATGCTCAGTGGCAACAGAACCCCACGTCTGCGGAAGGCTCTATAATAAAGAAGGAGTGGTGGAAGCGTTGGGATGAGGACGAGGTTCCCCAGCTTGAATATGTAATACAAAGTTACGACACGGCGTTTAGTAAGGCTACGACTGCGGATTACTCTGCAATCACGACGTGGGGGGTATTTTATCCCGAACAGGATGGACCGGCTAATTTAATTTTATTAGATTCGAAAAAGGGCCGCTGGGATTTTCCTGACTTAAAGAAACAGGCTCTTGACCAGTACAATTTTTGGGAGCCTGAGACTGTAATTGTAGAGGCCAAGGCGTCGGGGACCCCGCTCACTCAGGAACTGAGACAATTAGGTATTCCCGTTGTTAACTTTACACCGAGCAAAGGAAACGATAAACTAACTCGGGTCCATTCTGTATCCCCTCTTTTTGAGAGCGGGATGATATGGGCCCCTGATGAACGTTGGGCGGACGAAGTTATCGAAGAGTGTGCGGCATTTCCGAATGGCGACTACGACGACCTTGTAGACAGCACGACGCAAGCCTTGATGCGCTATCGCCAGGGTAATTTTGTACAACTTCCAAGTGACGACTGGGTAGACTCCGAGGAGACATCCACTTACGTCAGGAGTTATTATGGCTGAACCCGAGTTCGCCTCGGGCGGCCTTGTTGATAAGCCTTTGTACAACAACTCAAGAGTGATAGGTTAGCGAATGGCCGAAAGTACCGAACCGACAGACCTAACACAGCTAACCGCATCCGAGTGGTTGATGCATATTTCCGAGGATTACAACGCTATCTATCACGGCAACATGAAAGATGGAGGTGTGGAAGCTGGTGCTGCGTTAGTCCCGAGAAACCAGTCACTACCGGAGGTCGCCGTTGCCGGTTCTCTTGACCCAAACGGTAGGAAGGAAGCATCTCTTTCCGTTGGATCGGATGCCCTTCGGTATTCTAGGCAATACGAAGACGGTGGAGACGGTTCCGGCGGTCCAAGGACCGTGGACACTTTTGAGGGAGGCATGGGTCCTGTAAGAGGTTTTTACCAGCAGTCTTCGCAGCCCGGTAATCAGGCCACGGCATTTGGTGGTCAGCTAAAAATGGGCCCCCTTAGTTTGTATGCCAATCGCAACCGGTCCAGACAGAATGGTGTAGACCCTAGAACCGACAATAAAACGGATCAGATAGGTGCTAATCTTAGAGTGCCCGTGGGCAGTGGTACATTAACCGGTGGCGTTGGTCGTCAATATCAGACGAACCAGTTACCCCAAAACATTAATCAGGCTTCACGTCCCACGGCCCAATCTCCAAATGTAACGAACTATAATTTAATGTATAAGGGTAAGGTTGGCCCCGGCCAGTTAAACGTTGGAGGTAACTTAACGGACGTTCGTGGCGTTGGTATGGAACCTTCGGTACGCGGAAGTTATGATTACCTCAATCCTTTTGGGTTGGGTGGCAACTTCAGTGCAACGGGCTCGCTTGTTAAACCGATAGCTGGCAACACTGCTGCGGAAGCTATGCTGCGCTACAAACTCAAATTTTAAACGGAGGGGTTCCCGTGAGATTATTTTTCCTGTTTTTTGTATTATTAGTTTTCAGTTCCGTGGCACGGGCTGATGTGACAACGTGCCAGGGTAAGTATGCTCTTTGTGCGGCATCGACGTGCCAGCCAACGGGGAAAACGATTTCTACGACCGATGGCAACACTTACCCTGAGGTTGTCTGCAAATGTCCGATTCTAGATGGCGAATCCATTGCAGATACTAGTATGGGGAACATGCAGGGTTCGTGCGCCCCAACAGACAGCGAGCATGTGTGGAGTTTGTTTGCGCCTAAAAAGTACTACCCGCAGGAGGCTAGTGGATTCAGCAAGCTCCCGGAGAAGATGAAAGCTGTGGCCCAGAAATGTGACGCAAGTTTAAATCAGGGTAACGCGGCGAGTAACTGCTTTAGTTTCAACTGTAAGATTGGTCCGGGGGACATTGCAATTTGTCGATGCCCCATGGGCCAGGTTCCAGCGGCAACGACGTTTTTAACGGAAGCAGGGCAAGGCAACCCGGAGGCTTGCTTCCAGCATCCGGTAAGTTTACCGGTTCAGCAGTGATAAATTGAACAACAACTAAAAAGTAAACAAGTCTTTCGCGCCCCCGTAAATACGAGTAAGGTATGGGACGCCGAGTCATATAAAAGGAATTAATGCAATGCCTAATGTAATGGGACGAGAATTTCCGTATACGCCGCAGGGTATGGCGGCAGCACGACAGTATTCACAGGCTATGGGAATGCGCGACGGCGGGTCAATGGGGTTCAGACCTGTTGGCTACGCGGACGGCGACTTTGTAATGGATTCTGAAACCAGGTCTGCGATCATTGGAAAACTCATGGATATGACTGGCATGGGTCCGAATACTTTTGTTGATTTGTCGAACGAACAACTTACGGCAGCCGTTCAAAAGGTAGAGGCCGACGCCCTTGCAGCGCAGACGCAGCAGATGCAGCAGATGCAGCAGATGCAGCAGTTTGAAGAGGGTGCCAACGCGGGTGGTGTCGAAGGTTTTGTTGGGGCCCCTCAACAGATCCCTGACTTCCCCGGTGTAGTTCCTAAAGAATCGGGCCCTGGATATGGGTATTATCCACCGGGTATGTACAACGGCGGTCTTATGTCTTTAGGGCGTAGATAAACATGGCTAAAAACCCCCTTCCAAGAAGCAACTTTGGGACGGCTTCTCTTGTAGAGCGCCGCAACGAAATACCCTCTGTGGATTTAGAGGTGGAAGATTCTGCGGAAGTTGCCGTGGAAGATTCTACAGTTATTGAGGCTCCGGGGCTCAACATTGAGTTGGAAGAGGACGGCGGCGTCGTAGTGGACTTTGATCCCCGTATGGATACTCCAGACACGGGAGACTTTTACGACAACCTTGCAGAGGGCCTAGACGACGGCGCTTTATCATCCGTCGCCTCGGAATTACTCGAACAGTACGAGGCTAACAAAGAAGGCCGCAAAGATTGGTCTCATGCCTACAGAACGGGATTAGAACTTCTTGGCTTCAAATATGAAGAACGGTCGGAGCCCTTTCGCGGGGCTTCGGGCGTAACGCACCCCCTACTCGCGGAAGCTGTAACGCAGTTCCAGGCCCAATCTTTTGCAGAACTACTCCCCGCTGGAGGACCTGTTCGTACAGAGGTTATGGGTGAGTCTTCTACAGAGGCGGAGAACCAAGCCGAGCGTGTGCGACACTTTATGAATTATCAAATCACGTCCGTGATGAAAGAATACACGCCTGAATTTGACCAAATGCTTTTTTATCTGCCCTTGTCTGGCTCTACGTTTAAGAAAGTTTATTACGACGAGTTTCTTGAGCGGGCAGTAAGCAAGTTTGTCCCTGCGGAACAGTTGATTGTTCCGTACACAGCGACAGATCTTGAAACCGCTGAGAATGTTACTCATGTCATTCAGATTAGCGAGAACGAGCTTCGTAAGAAGCAGGTTGCGGGTTTCTATCGCGACATTGCTGTCACGGCCTCTCAATCAGATCCTTCTGAGATTAAAGAAGAGATGGATGAGATAACCGGAATTTCTCCTAACCACCTGGATCAGGAAGTGACTCTTCTTGAATGCCACGTAGATTTAGATCTTGCAGGGTACGAGGACACAGATGACGATGGTGAGCCTACTGGAATTAAACTTCCTTACGTGGCGACTGTCTCTGAGAACAATGGTCAGCTTCTAAGTGTCCGAAGAAACTACAAACCAGAAGATCCAGGTAGGAAAAAGAAGCAGTACTTTGTACACTTTAAGTTTCTTCCTGGTTTTGGGTTCTACGGTCTTGGATTAATCCACATGATTGGTGGCCTTAGCAGGACGGCAACGGCTGCTCTTCGTCAACTTATCGACGCCGGTACTCTTTCTAACCTTCCCGCTGGTTTTAAAACTCGCGGTCTTCGTATACGAAACGACGACGAGCCGTTGTCCCCTGGTGAGTTCCGGGATGTAGATTCCCCTGGCGGCGCTATCCGTGAATCTTTGATGATGTTACCCTACAAAGGGGCTGATCAGACTTTATTCCAGTTAATGGGCTTCTGTGTAGAGGCGGGACAGCGTTTTGCAGCGGTTTCTAACCTTCAAGTAGGCGAGGGCAACCAGGACGCGGCGGTTGGAACAACCATTGCTATGTTGGAGCAGGGCGCGAAAGTGATGTCTGCTATCCACAAACGCCTTCATTACGCCCAAAAAGACGAGTTTAGTCTTCTAGCCAGTGTTTTTGGCGAATATTTGCCTCCTGAGTACCCGTATAATGTTGTTGGAGCAGAAAGAACTATAAAGGCAGAAGATTTTGATGACAGGGTGGACGTAGTTCCTGTTTCAGACCCCAACATCTTCTCTATGGCGCAAAGAATCACCATTGCGCAGACTGAACTACAATTAGCGCAGTCGGCTCCCCAGCTTCACGATTTGTACGAGGCGTATCGCCGGATGTACAGAGCGATTGGGGTAAGAGACGTAGACGCGATACTAAAACCCGTGAAACAGGGGGATCCAACGCCAAAAGATCCGGCTGTTGAGAACTCCGAAGCCTTAGAAGACATGACCCTGGCTGTTTTTCAAGGCCAGAACCACGATGCACATATTATGGCGCACCTTGTGTTCGGATCTTCTCCAATGGTATCACAATTGCCGAATGTTGCTATGGCTTTACAGAAACACGTCATGGAACACGTTTCTATAAAAGCTAAAGAGCAGGTTTCCTCTCAGATGCAGCAGCAACTGAAAGGTCAGGCACCGACAGAGCAACAGGCTTTGGAAATTGAATCCATGGTTGCCGGGTTGGTTGCCCAGGGAATGCAAGAAGCCAAGGCTTTAAGCAATGAGATAAGCGGCGGGGGAGCACCGGACCCGATTATTGAACTGAAACAGAAAGAGCTGGAAATTCGGGCACAACGTGACGACGCTGATAACAAGGTAGATCAGGCTCGCTTGTCTTTAGATCAACAAAAGGCTCAAAGCTCCGCTCAATTAGGGGCGGAGAGAATACAATCTCAGCAAGATATTGTAGCCGCAAGGATACAAGCGGCTCGCGAACGAGAGATTATGAAACAACGAGGACAGTAGGAGAGAACCATGGCAAAAAAAGATTCTAAAAAAGTTAAATCGGGCATTGAAATAAAGGATCAAGGGTACGTTCCTTATAACGACGCCAAAAACAAAAAGACTCCCAATGTTGCGACAGCTTCCATGGTCGCTGGGAAGAACCGTGGAATGGGCGAGGCAATTCGCGGCGGCAACTTTAAGATTTGTTAAGAAGACAAGGGTGTTTTAATGGCTAAAAACATGACCCATTACTTTAAGGATGGGACTAAGCATCCTGGTGGAACACACAAAATGCCCGATGGTTCTCTTCATAGTGGATCTAAGCACGGAACTACTAGCAAGAAACTTTACCATTATTCGGAATTGCCCTCTGCTTCGGCAAAGAAGAAGGCTAGGAAGAGGACGTAATGTTTCACGGGAAACAATATGGCTGTTAAAAGGAAGAGCCCTATTCGCCGTACTACCACCGGCAAGGGTGCTAATTATCGCCCTACGAAGAAGGGCGCGGGTATGACCAAGAAAGGCGTTAAAGCCTACCGCGAGGCTAATCCTGGCTCAAAGCTTAAAACAGCAGTGACGGGAAAAGTTAAGAAGGGTAGCGCGGCAGCAAAACGCCGAAAGAGCTATTGCGCTAGGTCTGCGGGTCAGTTGCGTAACAGCTCGGCTAAGACTCGGAACGACCCGGACTCCCGCATCCGACAGGCTAGAAAAAGGTGGAAATGCTGATGGCAAAACAAAGTTTGTATGGAAACATTGCGAAGAAAAGGGCGAGGATAGCTTCGGGTTCCGGTGAGACTATGAGAAAACCCGGATCCAAAGGTGCCCCTACTGACGATTCCTTCAAAAAAGCAGCCAAGACCGCGAAAAAGATGCGTAAAGGCGGCTTTGCTGTGCGCGGTCAAGGAGCGACAATGTCCGGTAAGCGAAAAAGCTGTAAAATAGCATAAGCGACATCCCGGCTAATGTTTTAAAATCGTTGTATTAAGGGTATATCATGGACGGAATAAGCCTCGCAGAACACCTTCTTAAAACTATAGAAGAACGCCGCTCCCGCACATGCGAAGTCATGGTCACGGGTTCTGCAAAAAACTTCGAAGAATACAAACAACTGGTTGGCAACATAGAATCTTTAGACTATATAGGACAGGAGTTAAGAGAAATCTTAGAAAAGGCGGATTAATGTCAGAAAAGTCTCAACCCGATAATCTTGTTTCTATTAAAGACGCTTATGTAAAACCGGAAGACCGGGTATTAGACCCAACTAAACTTCCCGAGGAGACTCTTGGTCGTTTACCCGAGCCCACCGGCTGGCGCTTGTTGATTTTACCCTACGCCGGAAAAGGTCGAACGGAAGGTGGTGTTTTACTTCCTGACTCTGTTATTGACCGAGAATCGGTAGCTACTGTCTGTGGTTATGTACTGAAGACGGGTCCCCTCGCTTACGAAGATAAGAAAAAGTTCCCTGGCGGTGCGTGGTGCCGGGAGGGACAATGGATTATTTTTGGTAGGTATGCGGGCGCTCGTTTCAAAATAGACGGTGGCGAAGTTCGTGTTTTGAATGACGATGAGGTCATAGCCGTTATACAGGATCCGGATGATATCCTGCACTTTTAACATGGAGAGTACCCATGCCATCAACTAGCCAAGAGGATCTGTTCGTAGATCTTCCAGACACCGGAACCCAAATAGACGTAGAGATAGAGGACCCAAAGGAAGACTCTGAGGAATCCTCTCAAGACTCTTTGGTAGTAGCAGCTCCTTCAGAAGAGCATGAAAGTTACAGTAAAGGTGTTAAAAAACGAATTGACAAGCTTACTAAAAAAGCTCGGGAAGCGGAGCGTCAACAAGAAGCCGCTATAACATATGCTAAGAACGTCCAATCTGAAAACAACGCCCTCAAAAATCGTGTGCAGAACTTAGACCAAGGGTATGTTGCCGAATACGGTGATCGGGTCGCGACCCAAACAGCTTCGTTAAGTCGGGATCTTGAGACCGCCATAGCAACAAACGACACTTCTTCCCAAGTTGAGTTGAACCGAAAGCTCTCCCAATTGGCTATAGAAGAAGAACGGGTAAGGTCGGCAAAGCAACAACAGGCCCAGCAAGCACAACAGGCCCAGCAAGCACAACAGTTCCAGCAAGCACAACAGGCCCAGCAAGCACAACAGTCTCCCGCTCCACCCTCCCGACCAGATCCGGCAGCGGTAGCTTGGGCTGAACGGAATGCATGGTTTGGTGAGGACGAGGCTATGACCTTCGCCGCTTTTGGGATCCACAAGAAGCTTGTAGAGGAAGAAGGGTTTGACACTGAGTCTCCCCCGTACTACTCTGAAGTAGACTCTAGAATGCGAGAAGCGTTTCCACACAAGTTTTCAGGAAGTGATTCAAGCTCAGTAAGCCGACGACCACAACAGTCTGTAGCTTCTGCCGTCCGCTCCGGTTCTTCCGGGCGCAAAACAGTTAGGTTATCGCCAAGCGAAGTTGCTATTGCAAAAAAACTTGGTGTTCCACTGGATCAGTACGCGAAACACAAACGCTAGGAGATGGTTATGGAAAACACAGATAGAACTCCTCGCGCCTCTAAGACCCGAACGGCGAAACCCCGTAGGCAACCTTGGAGACCCCCATCCTTATTGGATGCTCCCGACCCGCCGGAAGGCTATGTTCACAGGTGGATTCGTGCCGAGATAAGAGGCTTTGACGACCGCAAAAATATTTCTGCTCGTATTAGAGAAGGGTGGGAATTGGTGCGTAAGGAAGAGTACCCTAATTTTGAGGCACCGACACTTGATGAAGGAAAGTATGCCGGAGTATTTGGCGTGGGCGGTTTGTTGCTGGCTCGTATTCCATTGGAAATTGTCCAGGAGCGTAAGTCGTATTTTAATCGGATGAACGATGATGCGATGAAAGCTGTAGACAACGACCTTTTGAAAGAAACCCAGCATCATTCGATGGCGATTCAGAAACCTGAACGCCAATCGCGCGTTACCTTTGGAGGTCCCAAAATCGAATGATTTAGGGACCAACTGTTTTAACCCCATTGCTTTAAGGAGCATTTTAAATGGCAAACATTAACGGAAGCTTTGGCCTCCGTCCGTTCGCAAAACTGGGCGGAGGATCCAACTCCACTGGCCTTACGGGGTATACTCCATACGAAATCGCCAACGGCAACACTGATAAAATCTACCACGGTCAAATTGTTATCCCTCTTGCTTCGGGGTACATCGACCACACTGCTAACGCAGCGGGTGGAACAGTTAGTCATCTCGGCGTGTTTCAAGGTTGTGAGTATGTCTCTAGTGTCACTGGGAAACCAACATGGAGCAACTACTGGCCTGGATCGGGTGCAGATAGCAACCATCCTGTGAAAGCCTTCATCAACGACGACCCTAGTCAATTGTATGTAATTGCAACGGATGCGACTTGGACTAGTAAAGCAACAGCTCGCGCAAGCGTGTTTTTGAACTCTAGTCTTTCTACCGGTATTACCGGTAGTGACACATCTGGTGTTTCATACGGTCGTCTGGCAATCAGCACCTTAGCGACAACCAACAGCCTAACTTTACGGGTTATGGGTTGGGTCGAAGATGCGATGAACGAAGACTTCGAAGCGGCGGGTATTGGCGCAATCGTTAGGTTGAACAACAGCTTTAATGCACCTACGGGTTCTATTGCTGCTGGCACCGTTTCAACCATTGGCGTATAGGAGGCTTGAGATATGGCTATTAGTAGAGCACAACTCGTAAAGGAGTTGGAACCCGGCCTGAACGCGCTGTTCGGAATGGAATATGATCAATATGATCGTGAGCATGAAGAGATCTTCTCAATGGAGAGTTCTGATCGTGCTTTTGAAGAAGAAGTGATGCTCAGTGGTTTTGGGGCAGCACCAACTAAAGGAGAGGGAAGTGCTGTATCCTTCGATGACGCTCAGGAAGCTTATACTGCTCGTTATACGATGGAAACTATCGCTTTGGCTTTCTCGATCACGGAAGAAGCTGTTGAGGATAACCTTTATGACCGTCTTGCTAGTCGGTACACAAGGGCCCTTGCTCGTAGCATGAGTCAAACGAAACAGGTTAAGGCCGCTGCGGTTCTTAACAATGCCTTTGACAGTGGTTTTACGGGTGGTGATGGTCTGGAGCTTTGTTCCACGGCTCATACGCTTGTTACAGGTAACACTTTCCGTAACGAACTTGCGACAGCGTCTGATCTCAATGAAACCAGCCTTGAGCAAGCTTTGATCGACATTGCTAGCTTTGTTGATGAGCGCGGTCTTAAAGTAGCTGTTCGCGGTATGAAACTGGTTATTCCAAAAGAACTCCAGTTCACTGCGGATCGTCTTCTTGAGTCTACTCTTCGACCAGGAACCTCGGATAACGACATCAATGCCGTGCGGAACATGGGATTGCTTCCAGAGGGCTATGCCGTTAACCACTTTATTAACGACACGGATGCGTTTTTCATTATAACGGATGCTCCAAACGGCTTGAAAGGTTTTAACCGGACAGCCGTGCGGACTTCAATGGAAGGCGACTTTGACACGGGTAACGTGCGGTATAAGGCTCGCGAACGCTATGCGTTCGGTTGGTCGGATCCTCGCGGTATCTTTGGCTCCCCCGGAGCCGCATAAGATCAGGGGGAGGGGTAAAATCTCTCCCCCAACTTATTCCTGGGAATTATAGCCCTAGCGACTGTCCCAGCAGACGCTTACGAAGACTCTAGGGCCTATCTCTCGTAAGGAGAAATATACTATGGCTAACTCAACATTTAACGGCCCAGTACGTTCCGAAAACGGTTTTGAAGATATTAGCATTGCCGCTGGAACGGGCGTGGAAACCACCAACAGCACCTACGGCACCAATGCTACAATCGGGGGCAGTATTTCTAACCCCACCGGCATGATTGCGGCTACGGTCTCTAAG